GAGTAATTGCACCCGACAGTACTTCCGGTGTGAATGCTACAGTTTTAGCACTAATTAATTTATTTTCGTCGCCAGTGGCTGCCGAACTTTGACTAGCAGCAATTTGTCTATTATAAGTGTTAATTGCTGTGTAGTACGTAGTATCAAAATTAATTTTAAGATCAACAATGTCTGTATTTTTACCAGTGTACAAGTAATTGTAATACTTAACTACCCACGGACGAGTATCTGGAATAGTGCCTTTCATTGAAGGATGAGAACCCTTCCATGATGTATATTGATGGACAACATAAGTGAATGACATTGGTCTGCGAGATTTAGTCTTATCGTACACACCCGATTGTATTGCTCCGCTATAGTCAACCCCTTCGTACAATGTTTTTACTACTGTCTTAAACAAGTTAGTAGGGTCTGTTTGATTTCCATTATTATTGGCTTTTTCTAACCCAAGCTGTGTATTAATTAGCCAATCCGATTGCACTATTACTCTAGCAATTAAATCCATTACCGAAGTACCTTTTGGTATGCTCCAGGTTAGCTTATCCAATACTAAATTAGAATCCTTAGTGCTTGCCCATGTAAGTGGTGCTTCGTTTTTATTAACGATCGACGAAGAGGAAATAGCATCATCTATGTCAAAATAAACAGCGTCAGCATATTGATATCTACCAGTTAATACTTCTGTTGTATAGTATCTATTCCACTGGTTTTTAAATTCTGTAAAAAATTCAGCTACTGTTCCAGCTGTTACAGTAAAATCAGCTGGAGTAGTTGTGTGTTCGTTGCGTTGCCCTATATGAGTTGATGGCGCAAATTGTATTTTGTACTCTGCACCTTTGGCAGATACTGCCACTTTCATGCTTAGTATCGAAATAGGATAACGTTTTCTGTACAGAGCAGTTTCACTGTCTGGTATTGGTTGACCGTTATCGTCAAATCCTTTAAAATCAATTTGTAATAAAAATGGTTGCTGAGTATAGTTAATATATTTCTTTTGCACCGGATCCCAACTCGCATCAGCTAATGTATCAATAAATGTAACACCATATGGCTCAACTACAGTCATTGATCCTGTGGCGAGATTGGTGTGTTTACTAACTTGATTGAGGCCAATCAGCGTTGACAACTGCACTTCCTGCAATTGATAATTTAAGCCATACTGACTAGGTAGTCTACGATCAGTAAATCGACCTCCGTCTTCGGCTACTACATAACTTAGCGGCCCAAGTTGATATGCTTGTGCAGCATCAACATCGTCACATGCCATTAGATTGTTTTTGTCGCCAATATCAAGCCACCATAAACTCCATGAGTAGGTCCAGGATGCATAATTGTGCATTGGGTTAGGAACCGCAGGGGTAGCTAGAGGAATTTTATTTCCCTTATCTTGACCAGTAGATCCAACACCATTGATGTTTACTGGTCCAGGATCAATGGCTGTAGTGTTTGCCATTTAGTTAAATTCCGATTGCTTGTTGAAGGGTAGCTTTAGTTGGTACATATATAACAACACCAGGTCTGAAATTTAGCAACGGATCTTTTAGTGTGTCGGGATTTCTAACCGCAAATACCCACCATAAGTTACTGTCTTGATATAAATCGTGTGCTAGCAAATCTGGACGTAAATTATATGCAGAGTCGATTTGATATATTGCATCTGTTACCGCTGCCGGTATTGTTTTGCCTGCCCATACATCAAGGTATTGGCCCCAGGTGCTAGTGCCATAATATGGACTTGATTTAGAATATGTAGCTGACATTATAGGAATCCGCCGTTAGTACGATTGGCGCTAACAACATTCTTAGCGCCTTGTGTTGCTCCAAATACAGTATTTGGTCTGCCGCTTGCACCCGGGTTAATTAATGCCCCTGCTGCAAAGTCAGTGAGACTAAATCCTCGACTTTGTGCATAACGACTGTATACCGGTTGTAGTGTTAATGTAATAGAACTTGTTGTTGGCAAGCGTGTACTGTTTAATCTATAGTTAGTAAACTGCGGATTGTATCCTGTGTTAGTAGCACGTGGCTCTGGGATATCCATGTAGTCAACATCCGACGGCATAGTATGAGCAAAGCTAGTTACCAAGCAAGGAACGTTAGGGAAATAGTATTGTCCATAACCGTTTAAGTAAACCAACGGAGGAGGGTTGCCTGCTAACGGATCTTGTCCGTAAAACATTTTTGTAATCGATCTAAAGAAGTAAATTGTAGCCAATAAGTATTGACCTTCGTTAACACTTTGTACAGTAAAATCTGTAGTCAATTGGATTGCTTGTACTTCGGAGTTGTCGTAGTAATATTGTGCATAGTTACTATGAGTTAATTTTTGTGGAGTATAGTTAGCCGTATGTTGTACAGTAATCTGCGGAGTATATGGAAATACTACACCAATACGTTGTGTGCCGCCACCAGCAAAGATATTAGAAATTGCGCCAGCTACTGCATTTACAGATCCTAACCCAGCTTCTCTAACCAATGGGCTTAATAATACGTTGCTAGGATCGTTGTAGAAATAGTTGCTACCCGGGGCTAATCCAACACGCACACGCCAGTCTAGTGCAGCGTCTGGGAATATAAAACGTGGAGCAGGTCCTACTGTTTTATTGCTATATTGGAACATATCTGCTACGTTTTGTCTATTGCTAGCTGGGCTTAAGCCAACAGAACCTAATAGGCTAGACCCAATGGCAGAGCCAATTGAGTTATTACTGCCGCCTGCTGGGCCTGGTAATGATGCATTAGGTAAAACTGGCATAATATGTCCTGTGTTATACTGTATTTATTACCCGCAATTATAGGCTAATATAATGTTTGGACTATTTTCATAAAAAGGTTGACACAGCCAAATTAAATATGTTAGTATGTGCTAACTTTAAAGGAAACGCAGGTGCGCCATAACTATCTTAATAATAAAGACATTCTAAAAGAAATCCACAAAAGCAAAACAACTTACTGTTGTTTTCCAAATCTAGAAGATGCTGCATATGACATGATCTTGCTAGATGTTAGTAAAATTAACAAAAAGAACATTTTACAAGCACGTAAAGATCGTGCAGAACGTTTGACTAAACTAGCACACGAGGCCGCTGTGGCCGCAGATGGTGTTAAACGTAAAATGGACGAGTTTGAAGTCAAGCTCAAAGAAGTCAAAGATACCGATGTAGTATTCCGTGTAATGACGTGGGAACATATTCCAGTCGACGATGTTAAAAGTCGCAAGGCCGCAGTTAAGGCAATGGAAGAAGATGGCCTGGTGCGCTCAGAATACGACGATGATGAGCTAGACATTGCAGGTAATACAAAATACGTTAAATGTAACTTTCCTCCGTTTTTTCATTATAAAGTCAATGAAGAAGGTGAGCCGTATGTTGTGGGCAAGAGCCATTGGCAAGGTACACTTAAAAAGGGACACTTTAGTCGCGAACACGGCAAGATGACTCCTAAGCTAGCTCATATGTTTATTAAACTATGCGAACGCTATGCTACACGCTCTAACTGGAGAGGATATACTTACAATGACGAAATGCGATCACAGGCACTACTACAGCTATCTCAAATTGGACTTCAGTTTGATGAAGCGAAAAGTCAAAATCCGTTTGCCTATTATACTGCTGCTATCACCAATTCATTTACTCGGGTACTTAATATCGAAAAGCGTAATCAAAATTTGCGAGACGATATCCTCGAAATGAACAACTTAACTCCATCCTATACACGCCAGGGTATGAAAATTTCTACTAGTTCTGGTGGTAGCGATGGCGGCTACGATGATTGAACGAATTAGTATTTGATCTTTTCCTTTTAATAGTGTATAGTCGTAGCTATGACTAATCTATTTAAAAAGGCCGCGGTCTTTACCGATATACACTTTGGACTAAAATCAAACAGTCAACTACACAACGATGACTGTTTGAACTTTGTTAAATGGGCTACCCAGAAAGCCAAAGAAGAAGGATGCGAGACTTGCATCTTTACTGGCGACTGGCACAATAATCGTGCTAGTATTAATATTCTCACACTTCAATACAGTCTACAAGCACTGGAGCATTTAAATGCCAACTTTGAAAACACTTACTTCATTCCGGGCAACCATGATTTGTATTATCGCGATAAACGTGATGTACAATCTGTGGAGTGGGCCAAACACCTCAGTAACATTCACATTTGTAACGATTGGACTACTATGGGCGATGTTACTATTGCTCCTTGGCTCGTGGGCGATGACCATAAGAAGCTTAAAAAGCTAAAAGGCAAATATATGTTCGGGCACTTCGAGTTGCCTGGATATATGATGAACGCTATGGTTGCTATGCCCGATCACGGCGAGATGTCTGCAGATTCGTTACTAGGCTTTGAACATGTTTACTCAGGGCACTTCCATAAACGACAAACTAAAGGCAATGTTACTTACTTAGGCAATTGCTTCCCGCATAACTACGCAGATGCAGGCGATGACGATCGTGGTCTAATGATTTTAGAATGGGACAAGCCGCCTGTATATCACGCATGGCCGGATCAACCGTTATATCGTGTGTTTAACTTGTCGGACGTACTTAAACATACCGAAGTTATGCTTAAACCTAACATGCATGTACGTGTCAATTTAGACATTGATATTAGCTACGAAGAAGCTACGTTTATCAAAGAAACATTCATTGATACTTACAAACTTAGAGAGATTACAATTATCCCAGCTAAGGTTACAGACTTAACCGATTACGAAATACAAGGCAACATTGAATTTGAAAGCGTCGATCAAATTGTATTCGGGCAGTTAAGCACAATTGACAGCGAACAATTTAACAAAAATCTATTGTTAGACATTTACAGAAATCTATAGTGTATAAACTTGAGGACATACGCAGATTAGAAATTGAGCCCACAAACACTTGCCAGGCTCGCTGTCCTCAATGTCTACGCACTCCCACAGATGGTAGCGTAAACAAGACATTAAACAACGAACTAACTTTAGATTTACTTAAAGAACGTATTCCTGCTAGCTTTTGGGCTAACTTAACCAGCATTAACTTTAATGGCAGCACCGGCGACTGCATGGCGCATAAAAGTATTCGTAACCTTGTAGAATACATGAAGCTACACAGCACAGCGCCTATTGTAATGCACACCAATGGTGGACTAGGATCAACTAGCACATGGACTGATTTAGCTATGTTGCTAGGGCCAGAAGATAAAGTTATATTTGGCATAGATGGCTTAGCTGATACTAGCCCACTATACAGAATTGGCGTCGACTTTGACCTAGCCGTTAAGAATGCACAAACATTTATACTTGCTGGCGGTTATGCAGAATGGCAATATATTGTTTTTAAACATAATCAACATCAAGTTGAAGAGGCTAGACAATTAAGCCGGGATCTAGGATTTGCACACTTTTGGTTGCGTAGCTCGGGCCGTTTTACCAATAGCGGATACCAAGACGTTTATGCCAACGGTGTAGTTACTCATCGCTTAGAGCCCGCAGATATTAAACTTAATTTTGTCGAAGCAGAACTAGAATATAAAAAGAATATTAGTACTACTGCTATTGACTGTGAAGCAATCAATACTAAATGGATATCTATCTATGCTGACGGAACTGTGTGGCCCTGTTGCCATTTAATGGGATGGCATCGTGCCCACGACTTTAGCATTTCCAATTTAGTTAATAAAAAATTAAATGATGTCATTGGCGACTATAAAAAAATTAATTTACACTACAACGACCTCAAAGATATCATCAACAGCGATGTTTTTCAAGTTAAGTATCCTGAAAACTTTGCTAGTAATCAACCCAACCCTATTTGCGTAAGCAACTGTAGACGCTGTGAATAAAGAACAATTACGTGCCAATTTAGAACTAGACTACAAGTTAGTAGCTTTTGTTGACTTTGCTGACGTTAGCCACACACCAACAGCAGCCTATAAGCTACTAGAAAGTGTACGCAAAGATGTATTTGCTGACTATGAGCGTATTGTGTTTTATGGTAACTACCCGGACATAGAATTAGTTAACCACGTTGCTCGTGCTAGAGAATTACTAGACATTGGCGAGTATTTTTGTATTTGGCAAAACGAGATAACAGATGCAGGTGTACCGGGAACAGGATATCGCGTTAGCCAAGATACTTTTTGTCCGTTACTATGGAGCCATTTAGAAGTTAGACACACAGGCAACGTACACCCTTGTTGTGTTAGCGCAGACTATTTAGGCAATGCTAACGAAAGCACCCTAACAGAAATATTCCACAGCGACGCTATCAATCAAGTAAGAACCCAACTACTCAACGGAGTACGTGCCAAAGGCTGTGAGCATTGTTGGCGCATAGAAGATCAGGGGCTAACCAGTAATCGTCAATGGCACGTAAGTAAAAATGCCGAAGAGTTTTATGCCACATGGTACGATAGCCTAGCCATACGTAGCTTAGACTTAAAGCCTGGTAATGTATGTAACTTTAAATGTCGTACCTGTAATCCCACTAGCAGTAGTTTAGTAGCTGACGAGTATAGACAAATACAAATTAAGTCCGGTGTTATTGCCCCTGTTGTTGGCAATCGTTGGGATGGATATAATGAATATACTTGGGCAGAGTTAGATAAACTATTGCCCACAATAGAAAACTTAGACTTTTACGGCGGCGAACCATTTTTACTCAAAGAGTTAAAAACGTTTTTGCGTAGTGCTGTTGAGAATGATCATGCCAAACACATAAGGATACACGTTAATACAAACGGTAGTATATATCCCGAAGATTTAATTGATACGTTGTTACAGTTTAAAGAAATTGATATTGCCGTAAGCATTGATAACATTGGTGCACGGTTTGAATTAGAGCGCGGCGGTAGTTGGACTGAAGTCGAACGCAATATACTCAAATTTAAAGAGTTATCTAGTAATATCAATTTGTGTGTTATGCCCACAGTTAATATACAAAATGTCTACTACCTAGATGAGTTAATTGCCTGGGCCAACCAAATTGGTGTTCGTTATGTATTAAACTTCCTAGATGAACCAAAGTATTTTAATATTGATCGTATGACTCCAGCAGCAAAGCAGTTAGTTGCCAACAAGTATGCCAACTCTCCAGTTAAGGAGTTACGCAACATAGCCGAACAAGTAGCTAACTCTGAAGGTAGCGATGGGTCAGAGTTCGTAAGACGTGTACGTAGGTTTGATTCTATTAGGGATCAAGACTTCGGTACAACCCATAAGGAAATTGCCCAAGCGATGGGATTTAATTTGATTTCTCAACAACAAGTATAGTATAATAGCCAAATATGTTTAAAATAAAAGATCTAACCGTTAAGAATTTTATGAGTGTGGGTAATACTACACAAGCAGTCAACTTTGATCGCCAGGACTTAACATTAGTCTTAGGTGAAAACTTAGACTTAGGCGGAGACGACTCCGGTGCACGTAACGGTACAGGTAAAACTACAATTATTAATGCACTAAGCTATGCCCTGTACGGTAACGCACTCACTAACATCAAGAAAGATAACTTAATCAATAAGACTAACCAAAAGAACATGATGGTTTGTATTGATTTTGAAAAAGACGGACAAAGTTATCGCATCGAGCGTGGGCGTAAGCCAAACGTAATGAAATTCTTTGTTGGCGATGCTGAACAAGAAATTACCGATGATGCACAAGGTGATAGCCGCGAAACACAAGCAGAAATAGAACGTATGCTTGGTATGAGCCACGATATGTTTAAGCATATCGTGGCACTGAACACCTACACAGAACCGTTCCTTGCACTCAAAGCAAACGATCAGCGTACTATCATTGAACAGTTGCTTGGTATTACATTGCTTAGTGAAAAGGCCGATAAGTTAAAAGAGCTTAATAAAGAAACCAAAGACGCTATTACAGCCGAAGAGTTTCGCATCAAGGCTGTTACTGATGCTAACAAACGAATTGAAGAACAAATTGAAGCATTGAAACGCAGACAAACATTGTGGATAAACAAACATGCAGAAGAGACGCAAAAGCTACAGGTCGGAATTGAAGAGCTACAGAAAATCGACATCAAGGCCGAGATTCAGGCACACCAAGCGTTCAAGGTTTGGGATCAAACTCGAAAGGATCTCAATGAACTATCATCGGCGATTAGCCGTACCAAATTGGACATTAATCGCGAAGAAAAGACTATTAGCAAGATATCAGCAGAAATCGTTTCGTTGGAAAATCATACGTGTCATACCTGTGGACAGGACTTTCACGACGAAAAGCACCAATCTGTATTGGGATCAAAGCAGAGAGAACTATCGGCAGCTATACAGCTTAAGGAAGAACATGCTACCCTCCTGGCTGAACTACAGTCAACTCACGATGGGCTGGGCAAACTAGGACCCAAGCCCGAAACGTTCTACGATAAAGAATCAGATGCTATTCATCATCAAGCTAGTGTAGACAACTTAATTAAACAGTTAGAAACTAAGCTCATTGAGCAAGACCCTTACGCAGAACAAATTGTAGAAATGACCGAGCAAGGCTTAGAAGAAGTCAGTTACGATACTATTAACGAGCTTACTAATATTAAAGATCACCAAGAGTTCTTGCTTAAACTATTAACAAACAAAGATTCATTTATTCGTAAACGTATTATTGATCAGAATTTAAGTTATTTAAACGCCCGCTTGGGACAATACCTAGATCGTATTGGATTACCACACACAGTTAAGTTTAACAATGACTTATCTGTATCCATTACTGAGCTAGGTAGAGATTTAGACTTTGACAACTTGTCTAGGGGTGAACGTAACAGACTTATTTTAAGTTTGTCGTGGAGCTTCCGTGATGTTTGGGAAAGTCTATATCAACCCATTAACTTGTTATTCATTGATGAGTTAGTAGACAGCGGTATGGATAGTTCTGGAGTTGAAAATTCCTTGGCTATCCTGAAAAAGATGAGTCGTGAAAGTAATAAGAGCATTTGGTTAGTTTCACACAAAGATGAATTAGCAGGTCGTGTAAACAATACACTCCACGTAGTTAAAGAAAATGGGTTCACAAGTTATAACACCGATATCGACATCGTTTAACTTAGACATAGTTCAAGTTGAATTAAGCTCAAAGTGTACACTAAAATGTCCACGTTGCCCTCGCACGGAGTTAAAGCTACCTTACTTGAATCAAGAGATTACATTAAAAGAGTTTGTTAAGATCTTTACTCCTGCGGTACTAAGTCAAATTAAGTATTTGCTGTTCTGTGGGCACACAGGCGATCCTATATATGCAAAAGACTTCTTAGAAATTGTTGATTATGTTAAAACAAATTCAACAACACGCTTAGAAATTGTTACCAATGGTAGTTATAAAGATGCCGAGTGGTGGAACTTATTAGGTTGCATGCTAGATGAAGATGACGGAGTAGTGTTTAGCATAGATGGCTGGGACGATAAGTCTAACAACCGGTACAGAGTTAACAGCGATTGGGATAGTATACAGTTGGGAATTAAAACATTAGGCGAAGCTAGTCCTTGTTATATTAACTGGAGTACTATATACTTTAACTTTAATCAAGATAAGATTGAAACTATTGCAAAGTTAGCAGAACGAGCCGGATGCGATACATTCCAGCTTGTTAAGAGTGCTAAGTTTGATGGACGTTATCTAGTCAGAGGCATAGATCCACTAAAGCCTACAGAAGATTTTGTATCAGAAGATAATAACTACCGGCGTGAAAAGCAAGTATTTGGCAGGGACGATCCATTTACAATAGAACAGACTAAAACAGCACACCCTTACGCTAAATGCATGAACGGTGCTAAAGAATTAAACATAACTGTAGAAGGTTATGTATATCCATGTGGTTGGTTTAACACGGGCTATCAAGAGAATGCGTTTGCTGAGAAATATAAAAATAAAATTAACGCAAAGACACGCAGTCTTAAAGATATATTAGAAGATCCTGTATGGGATGAACTAACCAAAGAATTTAACTTAGAGATTTGTAATATAAAATGCCGCAACTGCAAGTAAAAGATGTATTCTGTAACATTCCCTGGACCGAAGTCCATATTAATGCTGACGGTACATACCATACCTGCGGTAGTCAACCTAATCCGATGAGTTTAACTCTCAAAGGACAGATTTATAATGTACACAATATGCCCATCAATGAATGGATTAAAAGCGATTATCAATGTGCGGCTAGAAAAAACAAAGTCAGAGGTATTAGCGAACCCTTATGCGGACAATGCTATGCTGAAGATGCTATGGGTTCTAGTAGCAAGCGAGTTAAAGAAAATTTAAAAAGCGGTATTAGTCAGTTAAACTTTGTAGAAGATTACCAAAATAGTTTCGATCGCAAGTATTTTGATTATTCAGATAGAAATCATGGCATGACTGATATGACTCCTTATAGTTTTCATATGAGTCTAGGCAATGAGTGCAATTTAGCATGTAAGATGTGTGGGCCAACTGCTAGCAGTAGAATAGCAGTAAAAGAAATACAATCAGGAACATACCATGGCCCAGCACGTATGAACTGGACTACCGATCAAGAAGCATGGGACGATGTAGTTGACTTTATTTGCAATACTCGAGTATTAAAGTTTGTGCATATCATTGGCGGTGAGCCATTAATGAATCCAAAATTTGAAGAATTAGTAGATCGTTTAATTGCAGCAGGTAAAACAGACATCTATTTTGGGTTTACAACAAACGGCACCACCGTTAACATTCCGCTATTAGAAAAATTACAAGCATTTCGTCACGTAGACATAGGTATTAGTATAGAGACTATTGGCGACCTTAACGACGCTATCCGTGACGGTTCTAGCACAGAAACTGTACTGAATAACATCGATATCTACTTAAAATATAGGTCAGAGAGTCATGTTTATGTAACTGTACGTCCTGTACCTAGTGCGCTAAGTGTACACACATTAGATGAATTGTATCGATGGTGCATAAGCCGCAAAGTGGATGTACTAACCAACATGCTCACATTCCCCGAGTATCAACAAATTAAAAACCTACCAGAAGAAATTAAAGCCAAATTATTAGGACAATACTCTGCGTGGGAGTATAGTGAACCTATGCCCGGTACTAGTGATCCTAGAGACCCTAATAGATTTAAAGAACATATTGACAGCGAAGTACGTGCTATTGTAAATTGTTTACAAGAGCCAGCAGATACAGCATTAACAAAAGAGTTATATAGTAAATTAACAACATGGGGGTGGTTGTCTAATCCAAAGTTAAAGAAATATTTTGAAATTTAGACAAAGATGATAACTACTATGCATGTCATGGATTTACGAAAATACTCAAGTAGAAACTTTACCCGAAGATTGTGTCGGATTTGTTTATTTAATAACAAATAACTTATCTGGCAGGAAGTATATTGGCAAAAAACTTGCAAAATTTAGCAAAACAACGTATAAAGTAGTTAAGTTAAAGAACGGTAAGAAGAAGCGTAAGAAGATTAAGGGTAAGATTGATTCGGATTGGATGACTTATTATGGCTCCAGTCCAGATTTAACAAAAGATGTAGTTGCACTTGGAGTAGAAAACTTTAGTAGAGAAATACTTTATTATTGTAAGAGTAAATCTGAGTGTAGTTATATCGAGGCGAGAGAACAATTTGCTCGCAGAGTTTTAGAAACTACAGATTATTATAACGGACACATACAAGTCCGTGTACATGGCTCACATATTATCAACAAGATTTAATCCGTAGACACAAAGTCTAGTCGCAGTAACAATCACTTTTATTATGGTACAGCACTCTGTTTGGTCGAGGTAGCTCGACTCCCGTTGCGAATTGGTGGAATACCCAATTTAGATGTGCTCGGGTGTGCAAGGATAATGCTAACTTAAGGCAAAAAATGGTCGGGGCCATGTGAAAAAGATACAACCCCAGCTTATAGGACTTCGATTCGTTATGGGGTTACTAGGGTTCCGTTGATATGTGAAGCTAGAGTAAGGGGTACCGGTCAACCGCCTCTGTGTATGTAAATACAATCTCTTTATAATGAATGACTGTGCTACTCAGATAATGCTCAATCATGTTCACCGTTTATACGGTGAATTATGACCAATTAATCTAGATAATACGAAACAACATCAAAGAAGAAAAACATTGCTGAGCTTTAGCGAAAGCAATAGATTAGCTTCGCTAATCTTGATACTGTTAAAAGAAAGGTAATCCAGATTCTTTAGTAGTTTCCATATGTTCTTTGATGATAGCACCAATCATTTCTCTTTCAGTCTGACTTAGTAACATTGCTTCTTCGTAACTAACCCCACCTCTCATGTACCAGGTAAATTTTAGAGCTTCGCTTCTAATGGCTTTTGTCTCTTTGTCTAGTTCTTCAATGAACTCAACAACCTGCTCTCTATCGAGTTGCAAAAGCCTTAGGCGAAAAAATTAGCGTAATCGAAATTTAATGGAATATCATATTCATGACTACATGCTTTACATGCAACGTGAATAGGTTTGATTGCTGCTTGGGTATTGATATTTGCTAAACGTTCTTGTATTTGGCGCATAACTTTATAGTCGGCCATATTGTAGTATTCTTTGATAAAATCAGAATCGGCAACTACAGTACCGTCTTCGGTGATAATTTCCTGGGTACTATTTGCACATACATTAATGTTTAAATCTATTAGACGTTGCAAGTACTCATCAGTTTTAGTTTTCTTTTCATCATCTGTTAACGTAGAGTCGTTGATAGTTCTTAGAATTTGTTGTTCTGTAAATGTTAACTGATTAGTTTTATTGATTTCAAAGTATGGCTGTGGGCGTAAACGAATTTTGAGCCCATCAAACTCTAATAAAGTGCTATAGTCTGGCATAGCGATTTGCCCTACTAGATTACTAATATCTAACGTAAAATTGCTCTCTTCCTTACATGCAGGGCAATTGGTATCAAAGTCCATATTAGCACCGTAGCTAGCAATGCGGATGTTTAATAATATAGCATCAACGTCAATACTAGGCATTAGCCATGCATTTTTAATGTTTGGACAACAGCTCTGGATAATATCTACAACTCCTTGCCCATTTAGTAGTGCGTCTGGTGTGCGTAGCGTAATTTCGTCGCGAGCAGTCATTGGATACACTGGAATTTCCCCTGTTACGGGTAATTCTAATGCGCCCTCAGGCCAATATTTCCCATTACTAGGTAATTTGATATAAATTGCAGGCTGTCTAAAGTGTTTAGCTAGCGGATTGTTTGATTGAACCATTTTTTTATCCCATAAATATAGTTGAGTACCTGTATATTTATTGGTAAAAATATGACCCCAGAAGAAAATGCACAACAAGAGTCGCTAAAGAAACAAACAGACGGACAAGACGCGGCTGCTAAAATGACCAAGCGTTTAATGGACGCAATGGAAGACCTAGAGGATCCTGTTAAAAGACAGGCCCGACTTACTGCTGAAACAAACAAAGGATTCCTTGGATTAGACCGTGCTATTAAGTCTGGGCGTACACGCTGGATTGATGCAACTGATGATATTAGAAAACTAGCAGAGCAGATTGAAGAAGTTACTGATGCTAGTAAAAAAGCAGAACTAGAAGAAAAACTACAAACTGCTCGTAGTAATGCAAAAGCCGCACAGCGCGATAAGTTCTTACTTGACAGTTTTGGTGAATTAGCCAAAGGTGTTTTCAATGCTGGCGTAGGTATTACTAAAAGCGTTGTAAACAGTTATCAAAGCGGTGCTAGTGCGTTCCAAACATTTGGTGATGCAGGTATTGCAGCAATTAGTGCTAGTCAACAAACCGCTGCTGGCGTATCTGCTGCTGGAGCATCGTTTGCAGGTGCAATGGCGCTATTAGCGCCTGAGACAGCAGGACTATCGTTAGCATTTGGTGCATTAGTTGGAGTTGCTAATGCGTTGTACCAAGGTATGTCAGAGCTAACAAAAGCTGGTGTACAAGTAGCAGTTAAGGAAATTGAGAATACCGCTAAAGCATATAATAGTGCTGCCAATGCTGGCGCAATATTTACAGACGGTATTATGAGCATTAGATCAGGGTCTATAGAAGCCGGACTTACTATGGCCCAGCTTAGTAAAGTTATTAACGAACAAAGTCAACAATTAGCTGATTTTGGTGGTAACGCAATGCGAGGAGTTGACGCATTTAAGAAAATTAGTAAACAATTAATGAGTAACGATGGTGTTGTTGCTGGGTTAATTGGGCTAGGTTATGGCGTTCAGGACATGGCCGATGGCATGGCTAACTATATGGCCATTGTAGGATCTGTTAGTTCTAAACAGCGAGTAGATTATAATAATTTGGCATTGGAGTCAGCCAAATATTTGGAAAACTTACGTTTAATATCTGCGTTCACAGGCAACGATGCTAAAAAGGCGCAACAAGCAGCTGAAGCATCTGCACGTGAAGCATCAGTAGATGCACGTATTCGCGAAGAAACTGCAAAAGGCAACGAACATATTGCAGCTAATTATAGGTTAATGATAGCATCGTTACCTACCCAGGCTGAGCGTGATGCCTATGCCGATTCGTTTGGTATGTATGGGGCAATGACTGAGAAGAGCGCATTGTATATGAGCCAAACTGGTACGTCGTTGCAAGACATGCAGACTAATATTAACAATCTATTAGATCCAACAAAAAAACAAGGCGACGCATTAAAAGCGCAACTAAACTTACAAAAAGAACATGCCGGTGTTATTCAGCAAGAAATACAATCAACCCAGGGCACAATAGGTATTGCCGGAAAATTTGATAGCACTCTCAGAGAGTTGGGAGTAAGTCAACAACAAGCAAATGAGTTTTATACAAAACTTGCAAAAGGCGATTCTCCTGAAAAAATCTTAGCAGAAATGGGCAAACTTAAAGAAGCCGCTGCTGACCAAACTACTGCAACTGGCAAATATGCTAAAACTATCCAAGAAGGCCAAGCATTAAATTTAAAAGTTCAACAAGCACTTGATCCGGTTATTTTACAGTTTGAAAATTTTGCATCACTAACTAAAGATATTATAAAAAATATCAGAGACTCCCTTAAGGCAGCAGGATTTAAGTTAAATGCAGAACCACAACAACAAAAAGAAATTACACGCCCAGACGGTACAAAGTTTAAACCGTATGAGCAAACACAGCCACCCGGTGGCGGCCCTATATCCGGTAGCAACAAACCCGCTGTACAATTACCAAAAGGAACAGTTACTCCAGAGTTAACTGATTTGCTAACGAATCCAGTTTTTGCAAACTTAGTAAAAACTTCATTGAATGACAGTAATGCACACTCTGGTACATCAAAACATTACGAAGGTAAAGCAGCAGACTTTAGTGTTAAAGGACTAACTGTAGACCAGGTTGTTTCAAAATTAACTGCAATTAAAGGCACTCCCGGCGTAGCAGATGTATGGGCTGAAGATACTAGCCCGGACACAGATTGGGCTAAATCTATTACTGCTGCTGGTGGCAAAGTTGGCCCATACAAAGGTACAGCCCCGCATATACACATGCAAATGCTGGCTAAAGGTGGTATTACAGACGGTCCAAGTATTGCTGGCGAAGCAGGGCCAGAGGCAGTAGTTCCGCTACCAGACGGTCGCAACATACCTGTAAAAGTAGATATGGGCGACATGCTATCCAAATTGGACCAAATGATTAAGATACTAGGTGATCAACATGACACTTCGGAAAAGATCTTACAGTCCTCGCTATAACATATAATAAATATAGCATACGAGAGAACATATATGGCCGGTTGGAAAAAATATTTTAAAACAAGTAACTTACCTAGTAATGTAAGCCCATTGGGTGCTGGACGTGCTCCAGACCCTGGGTTCCGTAACTATCAAAGTCAATTACCCGAAGTTTACACAGGGCAACCAAACCGTGTTGAGCGTTATAACCAATACGAACAAATGGATATGGACTCTGAAGTTAACGCTGCATTGGATATTTTAGCCGAGTTCTGCTCACAAAAGAACGAAGAGAATCACACAGCATTTACTGTTAAATTTAAAGAACAACCATCAGATAACGAAGTTAAAATTATTAAAGAGCAACTACAGCAATGGGTAGCTCTTAACGAATTTAACAAGCGTATCTTTAAGATTGTGCGTAATACATTTAAGTATGGCGATCAAGTATTCATTCGTGACCCAGAAAATTTTAAACTATATTGGACAGAAATGTCTAAGGTTACTAAAGTTATTGTTAATGAAGGCGAAGGTAAAAAGCCTGAGCAGTATTTGATTAAAGACTTAAATCCTAACTTTCAAAACTTAACTGTTACCGCAGTTGCCACAACAGACACATATATGAATCACCCGCAAGTTGGTGGGCCATCTGGATCGTACACACAACCGCAAAGCCCATTTGGCGGCGGCAGTCGCTTTAGTCATGCTAAAAACGAAGCTGCTATCAATGCAGAACACATTGTACACATTAGTTTGACAGAAGGCTTAGACGTATATTGGCCATTTGGTAACTCTGTATTAGAAAACATTTTTAAAGTGTTTAAGCAAAAAGAATTGCTTGAAGATAGTATCATTATCTATCGTGTACAACGTGCTCCAGAGCGTCGCATCTTTAAAATCGACGTAGGTAACATGCCAAGTCATATGGCTATGGCATTCGTTGAGCGTATTAAAAACGAAATTCACCAGCGTCGTATTCCTACACAGAATGGGGCCGGAACGTCTAATATGATGGACGCTACATACAATCCATTATCAACGAACGAAGACTACTTCTTCCCAACTACAGCAGACGGACGTGGCTCTAGCGTAGACGTATTGCCAGGTGGTCAAAACCTAGGCGAAATTACAGACTTACGCTTCTTTACTAACAAATTATATCGTGGTTTACGTATTCCTAGTAGCTATTTGCCAACTACAGCAGAAGATGGTAGTGCTAGTTATAACGATGGACGTGTTGGTACAGCACTTATCCAAGAATGGCGCTTTAACCAATATTGCTTACGATTGCAATCTATGTTAGCTGACAAGTTAGATACAGAGTTTAAGTTGTTTATGCGTTGGAGAGGCTTTAACATTGATGGATCATTGTTTGATCTAGTGCTTAACGAGCCACAAAACTTTGCACAATACCGTCAGGCAGACATTGACTCTGCTCGTATTGCTACATTTACACAGCTAGAAGCTTTTCCGTATCTAAGTAAGCGTTGGCTAATGAAGCGTTATCTAGGTATGACAGAACAAGAAATTAGTGAAAACGAAATGTCTTGGGCTGAAGAGCGCGGTGATGCAGAAATTGCAACACCGGAATCTCCTAGCTTGCGTGGCGTAGGTGTAAGCCCGGGCGGTATTGACTCTGACTTAGAAGGACTAGGACCCGAGCCTGGTGCCAATGCAGGCGCACCCGGTATAGACACAACAGGCGGCCCTGCAGGTCCTGCTGGTACACCACCCCCACTTTAATAGTTAAACGGTAAATAGTTATTATGCATATCATGGAATTATTTGACCCAGCTCCGGCAGGTTACTACGATGAGAATAACGATCAAAGTGTAACTCAAAAGACTGACAGTCGTAAAACTCGTTTAACCTTAGCTCATTTAAACCAGCTAAGACAGTCACACGATGTGCGTAAAATTGAGCACGAAAAGAAGCTCGAGACAGTGGCAAAACAGTATGCACCAGTACCCGAAGCTGGCGCATTAGGTGTATGAGACAGTTTAGAGCAACAGTAAAAGCCAGCGGCTTATGGGTGCAAACTGTTATATTTGCCGAAAACAGCATGATGGCATTAAAGCTAGCACAAGCCCAATATGGTGCTAGTAATGTCATGGGAACACCAGTCCAGATATAAAATATCCAAAAGACTGTAGTTATTCTTCAATAATCCTTCAAAAACCCCCATTTAACCCTTAATATACGTAGTTTTGTTAAATAACTTTACAAAGCCATTTATATAAAGGAATCCTAGCATGAGCAAATATGAAAAACTGATCGAATACATCATTAACGATGAAGATCAAAAAGCACGTGAATTATTTCACGATATCGTAGTAGAAAAATCCCGCGACATTTACGAATCTATCATGTCTGAAGAAGAGATGGAAGAAGCTGTACACGGTCAAGAAAACGTTGAAGATATGGTATCTGAGCTAGAAGGTGCAGAAGCTGTAGGTGAAGACGATCAAGAGGGTGAAGAATTTAGTTTTGACCAAGACGGTGAAGACGACGGAGAAGTTAGCGGCGAATTCGGCAACGAAGAGCCAGCAGGTGATGAATTTGGCGGCGAAGAAGCTGGCGATGACAAGATCCTAAACATTGATGCTAAGTTAGACGAGCTATTAGCTAAGTTTGACGAAATCATGGGCGACGAAGGTCACAGCGATGAAGTTCCAGCTGAAGAGCCAGCAATGGACATGGGCCACGAACAAGAAGTTGGTGCTGAAGAAGAGCCAGCAATGTTTGAAGGCGAGCAACCAGAGTGGTTGAAAAAAGGATCTGGCAAATCAGGTTCTGCTAAAAGCGGCGTAAGCGGCAAATCAGGTTCTGCTGCATCTGGTAAATCAGGTAAAAGCGGTTCCGGTAAAATGGAATCTAAAGGCACAACAGAACTAATGCGTGAGTACGTTGATAAGATCAAAGATATGAACTTAACAGGTGCTAGCGAAGGTGATACAGTTGGTGCAGCTGGTAAAAAAGTTGCTGTAAACACAAAGTATACAGGTCAACAAACTGGTCCAGACTTTGGTGGTTCTGTAGTTAAAACAGATACTAAAGAGCAAAACCAAGACGGCACAAGCCCAACTAAAGCTAGTAACGAATATACAAAAGGCCAAGGCGAAATCAAATCTGGTAACCGTAACGTTCCAGGCGGTAAAGCCGACAACCTAGAAACAACTGGTAAAGAGTACAGCAAAGAACACGGTGCTGAAGGTCAAACTACTGATGGTAGCGTGCCTGTAGCTAAGAAGTCTGTGCAAGCTCAAAACACTGGTAAGAAGTAATTAGAAGTAACTGATAGAGATTAGGAACGCAAAATGGCTTTGTACCTACGTGAGAACTTAACATTTGACCGTGCAGGAATCAAGATTGTACAGGAATCTGCAGACGGGAGTGACAACAAGTCTTACTATATGGAAGGGATATTCATCGAAGGAGGCGTCAAAAACGCTAACGAACGTGTATATCCCGTTCACGAAATTGAAAGAGCCGTTTCTACTATCAATGACCAACTTAAAGGTGGCTACTCCGTTTTAGGCGAAGTAGATCATCCAGACGATTTAAAAATTAACTTGGACCGCGTAAGCCACATGATTACAAAAATGTGGATGGACGGCCCTTGTGGATTTGGCAAATTAAAAGTATTACCAACACCAATGGGTAAACTAGTTGAAGCTATGATTACATCAGGCGTTAAACTAGGTGTTAGCTCACGTGGATCTGGTAATGTTAATGAAGGAAGTGGACACGTTAGTGATTTTGAAATCATTACCGTAGACATCGTAGCACAGCCTAGTGCTCCTAATGCATATCCTAAAGCCATTTATGAAGGCCTAATGAATATGTGTGGTGGCGAACAGGTATTTGGTCTAGCACGTGAAGCTAGTCAAGATCAAAAAGTACAGAAGTACCTGAAAGAAGCCGTTAAGGGCTTTATCAAAGATTTAAAACTATAGGAGAAATATCCAATGTTAGATGCTCTAAAACCATTGTTGGATAACGGAATCATTAATGAAGATACTAAGCAAGCCATCGGCGAAGCTTGGGAATCACGCATTACTGAAGCTAAAGAACAAGTTCGTGCAGAATTACGCGAAGAATTTGCTCAACGTTACCAGCATGACAAGCAAGTTATGGTTGAAGCTCTAGACAAGATGGTTACCGAGTCTCTCACTGCAGAACTACAAGAGTTCGCAGACGAAAAACAACAATTAGCTGAAGACCGTGTTGCATTTAAAAAGCAAATGGTCGAAAGCGCAGGCAAGTTCAATAACTTCATGGTATCAAAACTAAGTGAAGAAATTAAAGAACTACGTGCTGATCGTAAAACGTACGAGAATGCTATTAGCAAACTTGAACAGTTTACAATCCGCGCCTTGGCAGAAGAAATTAAAGAATTTGAAGCAGACAAGAAAGCCGTAGTGGAAACTAAGGTTCGTCTAGTTGCTGAAGGTAAAGCTAAATTAGCTGAACTACAAGCCAAATTCGTTGCTCAATCTGCTACTGCTGTTAAAGAGGCCGTATCCAGTTCGTTAGAGTCAGAATTGACTCAACTAAAAGAAGATATCCAAATTGCTCGCGAGAACATGTTTGGTCGTCGTCTATTCGAAGCATTTGCAAGCGAGTTTGCTGGTACTCATTTAAATGAGAACAAACAAATCCGTCAGTTACAATCACAAGTTGAATTAGTAACTGGTAAATTGAGTGAAGCAGTTCACGCAATTGAAGATAAAAATGTTTTAGTTGAATCTAAAGAAAAAGAAATCAGAATTATCAGAGAATCAGCAGAACGCAAAGAAAAACTTGCAGAAATGTTGAAGCCTTTGAATAAAGAGAAGGCAGCAATTATGCGTGATCTTCTTGAAAGTGTGTCTACTGCAAAATTGCAGTCTTCATACGAAAAATATCTACCAGCAGTATTGAACAACTCTGCTACTAAAGTAGTTGCTGAAAAGCAAACTGTTTTAACTGAGAGCCGTACAGTAGCGACTGGTGATAAAACTGCTAAAACTGCCGTTGAAACTTCAAACGCACCTGACGTAATGTCAAATGTATTTGAAATGAAACGTTTAGCAGGGCTTAATTAAACCCTAAAAGGAAAGAGAAACAAAATGACACAACAATTATTAGAAAGCCGTTGGGGCGAAACGAAGGATGCCCTGCTAGAAGGTCTACAAGGTTCTAAAAGAACTACAATGGGCGTTATTCTAGAAAATACTCGTAAAATGTTAGCTGAAAATGCAACTGGTGGTTCAACACAAGCTGGTAACGTAGCTACACTTAACCGTGTAATTCTACCTGTTATCCGTCGTGTAATGCCAACAGTTATTGCAAACGAAATCGTTGGTGTACAACCAATGACAGGCCCAGTAGCTCAAATCCACACATTACGTGTACGTTATGCTGATTCAGTAACTGATTCATCTGCATACGCTACATCTGCTAATGCTGGTGATGAAGCATTGAGCCCATTCAAGATCGCTGTTGCTTACTCTGGTTCTAATACAACTGGCCAAGCTACTTCTACGTCAGCATTAGAAGGCGTAGCTGGTAACCGTATCAACGTTCAAATCTTGAAACAAGTTGTTGAAGCTAAAACACGTAAGTTAAGTGCTCGCTGGACATTTGAAGCCGCTCAAGACGCACAGTCTATGCACGGTTTAGATGTTGAAGCTGAAATCATGGCTGCTTTAGCTCAAGAAATCACTGTTGAAATCGACCAAGAGATCCTAGGTTCTTTACGTGCCTTGGCTGCAACTGATTACACATTCGACCAAGCTGCTGTATCTGGTACAGCAACTTTCGTTGGTGACGAACACGCTGCTTTAGCTGTTCTAGTTAATCGTACAGCAAACTTGATCGCTCAACGTACACGTCGTGGTGCTGGTAACTGGGCAGTTGTTTCCCCAGCTGCTTTAACAGTACTACAATCTGCTACAACTTCTGCTTTTGCTCGTACAACTGAAGGTACTTTTGAAGCTCCTACAAACACTAAGTTTGTTGGTACTTTAAACGGTGCAATGAAGATTTATGTTGACGGTTATGCAAATGACAGCCAGTCTGTATTAGTTGGATACAAAGGTTCTAGCGAAGCTGATGCAGCTGCGTTCTATTGCCCATACATTCCTCTAATGAGTTCTGGTGTTGTATTAGATCCAAGTACATTCGAACCAGTAGTAAGTTTCATGACACGTTATGGATATGTTGAGTTAACAAACACAGCATCATCTCTAGGTAACGCTGGTGACTATGTAGGCGAGATAGCCGTTACGAATCTCTCATTTCAGTAAATCGAAACAGAGAAGCAACTGTAGTTTAACTACAATCAAAGTAACAATTCTCAGGGATGGGAATACATTAAACCACCGAAAGGTGGTTTTTTGTTGAATATAATTATTTAAGTGGGAGAAATCGCACTCTATCATAAATAACTATATGAAACCTTACACATATCTTATTAAACACAAACCTACCGGTAAAGTATATTATGGATTTCGATCTGCTAATACGCAAGAACCACATAAAGACTTATGGAATACATACTTTACAAGTAGTCCTAAAGTAAAACAACTCATTGAAGAAACTGGCAAAGAGAGTTTCGATGTAGAAATACGTAAAATATTTGAAACAAAAGAAGATGCTGTTAAATGGGAAACACGAGTATTGCGTAGATGCAACGTGCTACATAATGACAAATGGATCAATCAAAATATTGCTGGATATGTAATACCAACGAATGAGTCAAATAAAAAAATAAGTGAGTTTCACAGAGGCAAACCTAAAACAGAAGAACATAAAAGAAAATTAAGTTTATCTCAAAAAGGAAAACCAAAAATTAATTCTAAAAATCATACCCCTGAGTATAAGGAATTAATGTCTAAACTCAAGTCTGGTGCCAATAATCCAATGTACGGAAAAGGATGCACTGAAGAACGTGCTCGTAAAATAGGTCAAGCTAACAAGGGGAAAGTACCAGTAAACAAAGGTAAGCCAATGAGTGAAGAACAAAAAGCAAAGATACGTGCTACTATAGCGGCAAAGAAAACGGCGCAACCATAAATACATTGTTCATAAGAACTCTCGGAGTCAAGCCACTTCGGGTAGCCTAGAACGCTATTTAAAGGAGAAAATAAAATGGCAAAATTAAAAATCGCGGCAAAAGAATCAAACGGTACACTACACGATCAATATACTGGTCCATCTAAATTAGGTGGTACAGGTGGTGCTAGCCAGGCTATCACATCAACTAGCGTAAAAACTATCGCTATCGCTTACAATACTACAGCAAATGCTCAAATTGCCAACGGTTACATTGTAACACAAAAAGGTGCTCATAAGTTCCGTGTAGTTGATCAATCTGTAGCCAACGCTACTACAGTTACATTGGTTAATGCTACAGGTAATTTAAGAACAGCTAGCCAAGGTACTATTACTGGTTACAACACTAGTAACGTAGCATTTAACGCAAGCCGTATTACTAACAAATTTGTTTACGATTTTGCTGGTAACAAAATGCGTTATGTATTAAGCCCAACAGTAGCCGGCAACGGTTTTGCTAACGTGGCTTCGTACTAATCTAAATTAATTTAGATAATAAAACCCGCTCCGGCGGGTTTTTGTTTGATTAAAGCAAAGATCTATAGAGCATAAATACACTATAAACAGGATATTTAAATGAGCACCACTAAAAGAATTAACGGCGATTATATCGTAACTAACAAAAGCACAATTGGTGCAAATGTTATAATTTCAACGGGCACCTTGTTTATTGACGGAAATTTGCAAATTGGTGGTAATAGCCAAAGCATTAGTCATACTAATACTGATATCACAGATAACATTATTATTTTAAACAAAGGCGAAACTAGTGCTGGTGTATCAAGTCCTTATGTATCTGGATTGCAAATTGATAGAGGATCGTTAACAAACGTATCATTGCGTTGGAACGACAGCCCAGGATATCAAAAATGGCAAATTACTACAGATGGTACAACATACTCTAATATTGCAGTAACTACCGCAACTGGTGGTGCAACGATTGCTGCCAACTTGGATATGTTAAGCTACTCAATTTACAGCTCAACAAATGGCAATGTTTGCTTTAACGACAACGTTGCTATACAAAACACAACTGTTGCTCCTCCGGCACAAGCGGGATATAATATTTTATATACACAAACACCATCTGGTGGCGGATCTGGTCTTTATGTTACTAACACAACAACCACAGCACAAGAATTAGCCACAAAAGCAGCGGCAATTAAATACAGCATTATTTTTGGATAGGATTAAATTAAAATGGCAATACAGAATACAGTAGTTACAAACAGCACAGCATCAAGCATTTATACAAGCTCTGGTAGTAGTGCAATTACAACAATTCATTTATGTAATACTACGGGCGCCACTGTGACCGCTAACGTATATTTGGTGCAGTCGGGTAACATTGCAGGATCAAACAATGCAATTTATACTCTGCTTAGTATCACTGCACAACAAACTTATATTGTCTACGCTGAAAAATTTATTTTATCAAATGGTGATTTTATTGCTGCTAACTGTTCCGCGGCAAATGCAATCACAGCCACAATAAGCTCAATTGGAATTTAACAATGGGAAAATATCTTAAAAACCCAGACCTATCGCCTGGAAGTTTAGCTGCACGAGTACCATTGGTACCAAGTTCAGCAATTAGCGATGCACCAGTTGACGGCTTGATTAGATTTAATCAATCTTCTAGTCGCATTGAGTTTTATTATAACGGTAAATGGAATCAAGTTGCTAAAATCGGTACTGTACAAATCGTAGTAGATACAATCGTGCCAGATGGTTACTCTGCCTCTTGGTCTTCAATGATACCAGCAGAAACAGATCCAACTGCTATTGCAGTTTTTATTGGTGGCGTTTATCAGTTACCAAACGTTAACTATACCTTAGGCGATTCAACACCGGGTATTAAATCAGACCCTACTAGTACTATTGTGTTTTCATCTGTGCCTCCGGCTAACAACGGAGTAATGCCAAATACAATTACTATTATACATAATTTAAATAGCACCGATGCTGCCTAGGATCTAAAATGGCAATTGGACGTATTACTGGACCAATGCTGTTTGACAACCTGGAACGCCAGGGTGTTAATCTTGCCTTTGATGCTAACTTAGCCTACCTCGACGTTAGTAATCGTCGTGTTGGTATTAGCACAACAAATCCACAATACAGTCTTGACTCACCGGGCAACGTTCGTTTGGCCAACATATTAATTCTTGGTAATACAATTAGCAGTAATGTTGGACAAGTTAATTTTGGCGCAGTATCTAATTTACGTTTAACTGGTGGCAATGCATTTGATATTCTTTACACAGATGGCGCAGGTCATTTAGCATTTAGCAGTATCAGCACATTAGCCGGCTTAGAAGGATTTACTGGTAACAACATTATTGTTGGTACAACAAGTTACTCCAATGACGGTAATGGCACAAACGCATTAACAACAGGCATGACCATTGCCGATGCTATTAATCTATTAGACAATATTCTTGGTAACATTACAAATAAGTCTGGTAACGTAGTTACTACTGGAAACTTATTTTACACAGGCGGTTCTGCAAATTATATTTTATCTACTAACGGCGCAGGAATTACCACCTGGATAGATGCAAATACTAATCCAGCTATTGTTAGTATTAATTCTAATGCGGCAAGTACCAATGCCAACATATTTGCAGCAAATACACACATCCAAACACTTGATGCTAATCTTGGTACAGCCACTACAAACATTACCACGTTGTTTTCCAATGCCGCTAGCCAAGCAATAAGCATTAACTCAATTAATGCTAACATTGGTGCATACGATACCTGGGCAAATGCAAACTTGTCCACTCAATCAACAAACATTACCACGTTGTTTGCTAATGCAGCAACTCAATCGACTGCTATAGATTTATTAAATGCTAACGTAGCAACAGCCAACGCATTTATATCTAGCACCTCAACTTTACTAGCCAACGTAGCAGGTAACACTATTGTTTTGGGTGCTAACACTACACAAGCATTAGTTAGTAATGCTGTTACCTTAACACAAACAACCAAAGTGACCGACGCCATTGCACAATTAAATTATGTATTAGGAAAACTAGTACCACCTAGCCCGCCAAACTTTCCAAACAACACAACTATATCATTAAGCACAGCAACGACTACAGGCCTAATGACAACTGGTTGGTCACAAACTGACAATACAGGATGGGGCAATGCAAGTGTTACTGCTAGTACAAGCGTAAGTGCAGTTAGATCTGCTGTATTTACAACCAGTGCAGTAGCCAACGTTGGCCCAGGTAGTACTGGAACAGTAACAGCCTATGTTAATGGAATACCAAACGGTAACGTAACATTAACAGGCAGTAACAGTAATACTACCAACGGCAATTTATATGTTTACAACGTACAAGATTATCATGCAGTAGTATCTTCAGTTACTGCTGGTTTCTGGACAGTATTTTCAACTTATGCTACTGCCACAGGCGGTATCCCGTCTGGTTGGAATCGTGCAAACATATACGATGCCGGAACAGGCACAGGAACAAATACTATAACCTGGTACTATGATGCAAGTAGTGCCGGCACCCCAACATTTAGTAATACAAGCGCAGCAGTAACAGGTAATAGTGTAACATACTCTAGTACAATACCACACTATAATAGTAGTGCAACATTTAGACTTAAAGGCAACGTTGCCAATTTAAGCGGCGACCTATATTTGGCTAGCCCATTTAGTGTCAGTGCTGGCGGTGCATTTGCTACACCAACTACTCCAACGTACTCAAGTTTTGTTCCTACTATATCAACCCCGTTAACTCGCAATTACTCAACAAGTTCTTATTTTGAAACACCAGTTAACATTACTACAGGCTTTGGATCCAGCACTTCTGGACCTAGCATTACATTTAGTAATCCTTATGCATCTGCATCGTCTGGGGCAATTACTCCTACTGGTACTCCAACAGTATTATATAAAACTGGTACAACCACACAAATAGAAGAAACAGCGATTACTAACTCGTACACCGGTGCAACTTCTGCCTATCGTATAGTAAACCCAGATGGCGGGGCTGGCAGTGATACTCCTGCATACACAGGGTCTGAAGCAACATTTAACAGCCAAACAAGCGTACTGTTAAACACTGATGCCACTGTAGTTGCTGCAAAATTACAGTATGATGTAACAAATTATTCTAGCGGCTCATATTGGCCGTACGGTCCTAACTTAAGTTCGGGTCGTAGTGCTACACAATACTTTACTTTTAAGTGGACCAAGGCAGCAGTTTCTAAATTTAATATTACCTACTCAGGAACCATTGCCGGACTATGGGTGGCATTACCTGGTAGCGTAATTGATACAACAGCCGCACCGACTAACGGATGGATTAACATGGCAACTGCGTATGCTGGATCCGGTGTTCCTGGCACAGGCACAGGCGGTAACGGATCAAACGGTTGCTCCACTGGTGGCGCAGCAGTATTAAACAGTTTAGTCACCGGTGGAAGCTATACTTGCACTTTTGGTACAGCAAGCTCTACAAACTCAACAGGCAACGAAATTTATATTCGTGTTAAATTAACTAGCGGACAAAGTTTAACCGCATTAAGCATAGCGAACCCAACTAACTAATGACAATATCTCAAACACAACTCGTCGACATATTGTATAAGAAACTTAGCGGGGTTTCTAAAACTGATACGTCTACGGCTAAGTCACCGGCTAACGAAGCTAATGCTAGTCCTCAGTTAAGCCCCGGCACAACCATATGGCAACAGGATTATTATATTCCTAGTGTTACTACATTACCTACAAGCAATAGTAGCGTAGTTACGGTTTATAGAGATACACTAACATCGACAGTACAGGCCACAGCCTTAAGTGAAGGTATTGCACAAGAAACATGGGCAACTAACTTAACTGACTGGATTCCTCCTCAATTTGGTGCAGGATATCAATTACAATTATTTGCTGGCCCGCCTGGGCGTAGCAATCCGCAGACATTTACCAATTTGCCAGTTGGCGGATCCGGTAACAGCGATTCGTGGTACTTTGATTACTCTGCTGGTATTGTAAACTTTGCTGATACAAACGTACCAACTCCTGTAGCTAACGTAGCCAACGTTGTTTATGTAGTTGGTGCTCGTTACACTGGTACCAAAGGTATTAATAATTTTGCTAACCTACAGGTAGCAAACATATCAATTAACGGTAATACAATTACAGGTAACACTGGCGTAACCGTTAATGGTAATCTTACCACAAATTACATTACCGGCAACCTGACCGGACCGCAAACATTAACTAGTCTAACAGTATATGGTAACATTACTACAGGTAACGTATTAACTGGCGGGTTATTTTGGTCTAACGGAAATCCGGTACTATTTACTAACTATAGCGATAGCAATGTAGCACTATTATTATCTAACTTTGGTAGTAATACAATTTCTACAACTGGTAACATCAATGGAAATTTCATTGGTAACCTACACACTAACAGCATTACAACTAATACGTCTGGCGTAGTAACATTTAATATGTCAACTGCGATAACGTTACCAGTAGGCGGAAATACTGCACGTCCAAGTTCTCCAACAGCAGGACAAATTCGTTGGAATTCAGATTTAGGGTCAATTGAGTATTATAGCGGCACAGGATGGGGCAGTTTAAGTAATAGTATTACTAGCCAAATTATTGTTGGCGATAATGTTAGTAAAACATTTACCTTAAATAGCGCCACTACAGCTGAAGCAATTTTAGTCAGTATTAACGGTACAATACAAGAACCTGGAACAGCATATACTGTAACAGGAAACTCAATTACATTTACGGATAGTATTGCACCACTAAGTTCTGATGTAATCGATATTCGCTTTTTAGCAACAGCATCGGTTATAGATTTAAATTCTACTATTGTTGATACATCTGCTATTGATATTACAACAAGTAATACTATCATTGACAGCTGGAATACCGGCATATATCGTAGTGCAAGATATACAGTTACAGGTACAACAAGCACCGATTCGTCTATGGCAGACGTGCATATCCTTCAAAATAACGGTGTAGTGATACTAAATGCGTTTGGAATACTAAATACTGGTAGCAATTCAATTACTTACTACGCTAACATCAGCGGTGGAACAGTTAACTTACTAGCACAGGGCACCGTGTCTGGTAACGTCAGATTAAGCAAAACCTACTTCACTGCATAAAATTTTCCATTTGGAGTTTGACAGAAAAACACCCTGCAAACCCAAAATACCTACGGCCAGCATAAATACCATATAAGCAGATAACCAGGAGCTTTGACGTGGCCAATATAACAAGAATTAAAAATAACCAGATTACCGATAGTACAATTACCTATGCAAAAATTGCGTCGGGTACACTAGTTGGTACAAACTTTAATGCAAATTTAACATTAAATTCTAACGTTACCATCCTTGGTAACTTAACAGTAGCGGGTACACCAACTACACTTAATTCCGTTAATACGTATATTAGCGATCCGTTGGTTGTTTTTAATAACGGCTACTCAGGTACACCAAGCTATGACGTTGGTATGGTTATTAACCGCGCCTTGTATGCTACAGCACCATATGGTTCTGTAAACGCTGCGTTCGTTTGGAAAGAAGCAGACACAGCATTTGAAGCATTGATGACAACAGAAGTTGGATCAACAACTGGTGCTATTAATAATTCTGGTTATGCTAACGTTAAAATGGGTAACACTACTATTGTTACCGGCACAGTTTCAAATAGTTTAACAGTAGGCACCACGTTAGGTGTTACTGGTACATCAACATTGGGTGTAGTAAACACATCCGGTGTATTAACATCAACTGCTAACGTAGTAGCTGCTTCTGGTACAACAAGTACAAGTACAACAACTGGTGCATTAACAGTAGTTGGTGGAGCAGGCGTAAGTGGCAACGTATATGTTGGACAAGCAGTAATTGCTACTGGCGGTACAGTATCGACTGGTACATTTGCTGGCGCATACAGTGATGGTATTATATTTGATTATGTAAACAACATGGGTCGTGTTAGCGTTGGTGCTGGCGACGGCTTAACAATTTATAATGGTGGTTTAGCTAATACAGCCTTATTGGCAATTACTAGTTTAGGCAACGTGACAGCAACTGGCAACTTAATTGCCACAACTGGTATTTACGGTGCATCGTTAAATTTAAGTGGTGCATTAGCGGCTGGTAGTATTGTTAACACACCAATTAGTGGGTCAACTGGCTACTTTACAACTGCACAGGCCACAAATTTTAGTTCTGGTAATATTTTAGTTACTGGTGGTTCATTAAGTGGAATAACAAACTTAAATGTAACAACAGAAACAGCTACAAACTTTGCATCAGGTAATGCTCAAATTACTGGTGGTAGTGTGACTGGCATTACGGCCCTATCTGCCACAACAGCACAAGCAACTAACTTTAGTTCTGGTAACGCAGTTATTACAGGCGGTAGCGCAAATGGATTAACAACATTTAGCGGCACAACTGGCCAAGCCACAAACTTTAGTACAGGTAATATTTTAGTTACTGGCGGTTCACTAAGTGGCATAACAAACTTAAATGTAACAACAGAAACAGCTACAAACTTTGCATCAGGTAATGCTCAAATTACCGGCGGAGCAATATCTGGCACACCAATTAGTGGTTCAACTGGTTACTTTACAACAGCACAAGCAACAAACTTTAGTAGTGCAAACGCATTAATTACAACCGGCGCTGTTACAAACTTTGCAACAGGTAATGCTCAAATTACTGGCGGCTCACTAAGTGGCATAACAAACTTAAACGCAACAACAGCACAAGCAACTAACTTTAGTTCTGGTAATATTTTAGTTACTGGTGGTTCATTAAGCGGCATTGCAAATTTCAATGTTACTACTGGCACTATTGCTAACTTTGCTTCTGGTAACGCAGTTATTACCGGCGGTAGTTTAAACGGTACGTCGGTTGGTGCAACTACAGCAAGTACTGGTGTGTTTACTACTTTAATAGCAACTAGTACAGCAATTGCCAACGGAAATATTGTTGCTAACTCGGGCACAGCAAGCACAAATACAACAACTGGAGCTTTAGTTGTTAAAGGCGGTGTGGGCATTAGTGGCGCAGTAAACATTGGCGGCGATGCTAAAATTTCTGGAAACTTAGAAGTTGACGGCACTTTAACATATATCAATACTACAACAGAAGTAGTATCGGGTGTTGAAGTCGTTGCTGGTAATTTAGTTGCTAACTCTGGTACAGCAAGCTCGTCAACAACAACTGGCGCATTAGTGGTTGCTGGCGGATTTGGTATCAGCGGTGCTATTAATTCCGGTGGTGCAGTTAATACATCCGGTGTAGTAAGTATTACAAATGCTACTGCAACTACAGGTTCTGGCACAGGTGCATTACAAGTATCTGGCGGCGCCTATGTTGCTGGTAATATTAACGTTGGTGGCTCAATTAATGCACTAACAGGAACTACTGCAAGTACAAGTACTTCAACTGGTGTATTAGTATTAAGTGGTGGTTTAGGTGTTGCTGGTAACATCAACGGTGGCGGCTCAACAAACGTATTAACTGGTTCATTGAATGCTGGTAGTATTATTAATACACCAATTAGTGGTTCAACTGGTTACTTTACAACAGCACAAGCAACTAACTTTAGTTCTGGTAATATTTTGGTTACTGGCGGCACACTAAGTGGAATAACAAACTTAAATGCAACAACATTACAAGCAACAAACTTCAGTTCTGGTAATATTTTAATTACTGGCGGTACATTAAGCGGTATTACTGCATTCAATGGTACAACTGCTACTATTGCAAACTTTGCATCCGGTAATGCAGTTATTACAGGCGGTAGTATAAATGCAACACCAATTGGTGCTTCATCTGCTAGCACTGGTGCATTTACAACATTAACAAATTCTGGTGTACATATTAGTAGCGGCAACATTGTTGCGGCCTCTGGTACACCAAGTACAAGTACAACAACTGGTGCATTGGTCATAGCTGGCACAGGCGGTTTAGCAGTTGGCGGCAACTTAAACGTTGGTGTGTATAACTCATCATATCATAAGATTTCTGGTAACTTGTTACTAGGTCAGGGCGCAATTAACGCTACTACACTTGATACTATTTTAACCATTAACGAAAATACAGATACACCAATCGTATCTAATGCCACAGTACACTTATCTGGTACAACTGGTAAGAGTGCAATTTACGGAGCAGACTCATTTGGTACAACAGTTGGTTCTATTTTCTACACTAGAAAAGCACGTGGTACAAGCGCAAGCCCAACTGCTGCACAACAAGGCGACGGATTAGGTTACTTCATTGGTCGTGGTTATGGTGCGACTGGTTACAACTTTGCTGCCACAGCACCACAAGCATCTGGTTTAGGAATTTATGCTAGTGAAAATTATACAGATACTGCCCAAGGCACATTCTTAACACTAAGCACAGTCAACAACGGCGCAACACTTGCAAACGTAGCAGTTAAAGTTGAGCAAAACGGTAACGTTGTTATTACAGCAGGTACACCAAGCACAACAACTAACACAGGCGCATTAGTAGTTCTTGGCGGTGTTGGTATGATTGGTGCATTAAACGTTGCTGGTACAAGTACATTTGGTAGCACAACCTTACACAATGCTAACGTAGTTATTAACTCCGGTGCAGACAGCGTAAGTACAACAACTGGCGCATTGGTTATTCCAAACGGCGGTGGTGCAGCAATTACTGGTAACGTATACGTTGGTAATAACTTGTACATTGGCGGAAGCGCATATAGTCAAACATTTGCTAACCCAACTATTATTGCTGTAGACTCTGGCATTAACTATGCACAGATGGCATTAAAAAATACTGCAGCGTCTGGATCTGCAGACTATGCGGCCTATGTCGACATTGGTACAGATGCCGGCGGTTGGGTTGACATGGGTATCGCTGGATCATCGTTTGCTGATGGTAACTATACTATTACTAAACCACAAGACGGTTATGTAATTATTCGCCCAACAAGCAACTCATACGGTGGTAACTTAGTACTTGGTACCAGTGAAGCAGGTAGCTATAATGATGTTACAATTTCTGTCGGTAGTTTCTTTGCTAACGCTGAAGTTGCTCGTTTCCATGGTAATACAAATACATCTGGTACATTAACAGTTAAACTACCTACAAACAACACAATGACAGCCAACACAGGTGCATTGCAGTTATGGGGTGGTGCAAGTATTAGCGGTAACGTATACCACGGTGGCGCTGCATTATTTAACGGCTCACAAAGTTCTAACTATGACGTACTAGTACGTGGTGTTAACGATACATCTTTAGTATGGGCACGTCCAAATACAACATACGATTCAGTAATTATTGGTGGTAGTGCATCACCAAGTACATTTGTACGCGGTGCTAAGTTAGCAATTAACTCAACTGACTCCTTGCTATTACCGGTTGGTACAACAGCACAACAACCTGGTAACTCAGGTGGTACAAACGTACAAGGTATGTTACGTTTCAACTCTAGCTTACCTGGTATGGAAGTATATAACGGTACAGCATGGCAAGCGTTTACAACATCGTTTACTGTTATTGTTGACGCACAATTTACTGCAAGTGCTGCTCAAACTTCGTTTACATTGTCGACGATTTCAGCATTACAAACAACTGCAAGTTGTATTGTAAGTATCAACGGTGTGGTACAGATCCCATCTCTTGCTTATAGCGTAAACGGTTCAACTGCTGGTAGCCAAACTGTTGACTTTACTGAAGGTCTAGTTGCAGGCGACGTAGTTGATGTACGTTGCTTAACTACAACAGTAACAGTTGGTACTATTACTAGCACTAACGGTTATATGGCATTCCAAGTTGACAACTATGGTGCTAACATTACTACAGGTAGTGCTAGCCAAGTTGTTACTACAAGCTGGAACCCAGCTGGAGCCCAGGTAAGTTTTGTTCCTAACGTAGCGGTAGCAAGTGCTAACACAGCAACAACAATTGACACTATTGATAATACACAATATCGTAGTGCCAAGTATGTAGTACAAGTTACAAACGGTGCTAACTACCAAGTTCAAGAAGTATTAGTAATCAGTAACGGTACAACAGCAACATCTGTAACATACGGTACACTACAAACTAACGGTAACTTAGGTGTAGTACAAGCAACACAAAGCGGTAGTAACACATTGATTCAATTCGTTGCAGCTAACGCTACAAACAACGTAAGAATCAAGAAAGACTACTTAGCATTATAATGTAATATAGATTAGCGTGGTCGGTTCCACGTTAATCATTTAAGCTATTTTGGGGAACATGGAACCATGGCAAACGGAAATTTTATAGTACAAAACGGTCTACAAATTGGACCATTAACAATTGATGCAGCATCAGGCGGTATCACTACAACAGGTAACATTACTACAACAGGTACAGTAACAACATTTATTAATGAAATTGTTACAGGTACTGAAGCAGTTTACGGACAACTATCGGCTAACGCTGGCATTGGTAGTTTAAGTACTACAACTGGTACATTCTTAGTTACCGGTGGCACAGGTATAACAGGCGATGTTTTTGTTGGCGGCAACTTACACACAACAGGCACAGCCTATTTAAAAATTCCAGCTGGTACAACAGCACAACGTCCTGGCGCTGCAAACGTAGCACTGGGTATGATTCGCTATAACAGCTCTATTAGCTCATTTGAGGGCTATGGTGCCGGGTCGGCTTGGTCAAGTTTAGGTGGCGTTAAGTCAGTTGACGGTTATGCTACTATTACTGCTGAAGCAAGTGCCGGTGCAGGCGACGACGTATTACGTTTCTATTCTGGTTCTACTGGTTCACAGGTTCAAGTTGCATGGGCAAGTGCCAGCAACGTAAGTATTCTTCCAACAACAACATCTACTAGCTCTACCACTGGTGCACTACAAGTAGCAGGTGGTGTTGGTATTGCTGGCGCATTAAACGTTGGCGGAAATATGACCATTACTGGTAATATTTTACCAACTGCTAACATTACATACAACCTTGGTAGTCCAACTCAACAGTTTAAATCTGTTTATGTTGGTCCGGGAACACTTTATGTTAACGGTAAACCAGTTATTACAGATAATTCTGGTACAATTCAATTTACTACAACTCCTGGACAGAATTTATCTATCCTGACAGATGCAGGCGGTAATTTACAATTTGGTGCCAACGGCGCCGGTGGTGTAATTCAAGTTCAAGCACCATTACAAATTGGTGCTGGCTATAATATTACTTCTAGCGACGGTAATGCAATCAAGATTGCTAACCAAGTTGCTGTTGATAGTATTGTTTCTCGTAGTACTAACACAAACTTAACATTAGCTGCAAACGGCACAGGTAAAATTGCTATTAATAACAGCATCACCGGTGGCGGCACAGTTAATATTGCTGACACAACTGCAAGTACATCAACTAGTACTGGTGCTTTAGTTGTTAGCGGTGGTATTGGTGTTAACGGCGATTTACGTATTTCTGGAAACATTTACTCAAATGGTCTTTTAGCAGTACAAACACAACAGTTAGATGTACAAGCCCCGTTAGTATATCTGGCTGCAAGCCCAAGCTATCCGTATAGTTATGATATTGGTATGTATTCTCACTTTATTGGTGGTGCTGCTAACGCATACTCACATACTGGTGTGGTACGTAATCACGCAGATGGTACTTGGAATTTCTTTAGTAACTGTACTAGTGAACCAACTACAACAGTTAACTTTTCTGATCCAAACTGGGTATGGGATAAAGTTAAATCGGGCGATCATATTATTGCTAACGCAACAGCAAGTTCAAGTACAACAACTGGTGCTTTAGTAGTTACTGGTGGTGCTGGTATTGCTGGCGCAATTTATGCTGGTAGTTTAAATGCAGGTTCTGGCACAATTACTACATCGGGTACAGTTAGTGCCGGTACACTAACAGGTACATTAAGTACAGCCGCACAAACTAACGTAACAAGCGTTGGTACATTGACTGGCTTGACAGTTAGTGGTGCTATTGTACCAAATGCCAACGCAACCATCAACCTGGGCAGCTCAGGCGCTCAGTGGGCAACAATTTACGGTGTGGCAACTAAAGCACAATACGCTGACTTAGCAGAAAATTACCAAGCAGATAAGTCCTACCCTCCTGGTACTGTAGTTATGTTTGGTGGTACAGCAGAAGTTACTGTAGCTGATGCCGATACAACATCAGTAGCTGGTGTAGTTTCTACAAATCCAGCACACTTGATGAATGGTAGTTTAGTTGGCGCAACAGTAGTTCCGCTAGCACTACAAGGACGTGTTCCATGTAATGTTATTGGTCCAGTTACCAAAGGTGATATGATGGTATCTGCAGGATTTGGTTTTGCTAAATCAAGCGCAGATCCTAAAGTTGGTCAAGTAATTGGTAAAGCACTACAAGATGTTGCTTTTGCAGGTAAAGCAGTTATTGAAGTGGTTGTTGGCCGCGTATAAACTTTAAGTTTAAAGCACAAAAGGGCGTTTAAGGCGCCCTTTTTGTTTGGCGATAAATATACAATAACACGGAATTCAGAATGGCACTAACTAGACCTAAGATTTGGGACATTGATACTAATATAGAGTATTTTGTGGACCCAATTACTGTCCTACACCAAGGGGCAACTTCAGCCAATGTTGATGTCGGATTTTTGTTTAATCGTGCCAATGGCCTAGTGTCAAATGTAGCATTATACTGGAATGAATCTACCAGTGCATTTGTGACAGCATTTACTAGTAATACAGGAATTACAAATTCAAATATTCTACCAACAACGTATGCTAACATAACAACAGGACATCACCTCCCTGGCGAAAACGTAACTTACAACTTAGGTAGCCCAACACAACGTTGGAATACACTATACATCAGTGGTAACACCATTGATATGGCAGGGCACACAATCAGTACATCAACTGGCCAAATTACATTTAGTACTCCTCAGGGCGGATTGATTGCTGGTATATTTTCTACCTTAGCTGCTAACGCTAATACACCAAGCACAAGTATATCTACAGGTACAATGGTTATTACTGGTGGTGCTGGTATTAGTGGCAATTTATATGTGGGTGGTAACCTTGATGTTGTTGGTACAACAATATTTAGAAATACAGAAGTTGTAACAAATACAGAATACGCAAGTACAATCAACGCCACTAACGTATACGCAACTACAATTGGTAACATTGGTGCCAACGTAATTGGTACAGGGACATACTTAACATCATTAACAGCAACCAATGTCCTAGGCACAGTAGCAACTGCCAATATTTCATATTATGATAATATTAGTGCCACAACAACTAATGCTACTTACTACCCAGCAATCTTTTCGCAGGCCAGCGGTAACGTAGTAAACAATACCTCCACAGGATTAACATTTAATCCATCAACAAGTACTTTAAACACAGGTACAGTACTTGCAACAACTATTAATGCTAGCACCATTGGTAACACAGGCGCAGTATATACTGGCTCAACATTATCATTGAGTAGTTGGGCAAACATTGCCGGACCATTAGTAGTAACAAACAACACAGCAGTACAGGCCATACAGGTTGCCGGTACCTCTACTAAAGG